TTATGCAGCCTTAATAGCCTTTTTATGGGCAGCCTGCAGAGCTGGGATATATGTTGGGTGCAGCGTCCCCATCACTGGTGACGACGTCGGCTGACCGCTCTTGATCGGCGCAAGATCGAACCAGTCACTGTCATAGGGCAATTTTACAAGCGTGCTCATATCAAATTTAGTATCGTGAGCAAGGCCGGAGATTGCAAAACCTGCATCCCCTGTTTTCAGCACAAATTCCGTGCTGTAAATTTTATTTACTTTCTGACTCGTTCCGTATGCTATCTTCACAGCATTATCTTCTTCAGCCACCTCAATAACCAGCGCAGGGCGCGGCTTTGGCCCTGGCTGACCTGGCACCTGGGGAAAATAACACCAAACAAAGTCACCAGGTTCAGGGAGTGGAGTGTAATGCTTCTTGCCGTTTGCCATGCTGTCTCCTTATAAAAGACTTTTCGTAAACCGCTCCTCCGGGATATCGCTTGCAGTGGAAAGCTCGCGGATAGTTTGGATCTGAGCAGCAGATAACGGCCCTTCGTCTTTTTCGTAATGTGGCAAGAATGCATCAGCCAACTTACGTAATGCCAGATGAGCCAATTCAGTTTTTGTCATACCTGTTACCGTCATCAACGCTTCTAGCGTGTAGCCGCTGATGGCATTCGGGGAATCCTTCTCTCTCAATCGAAGTACGAAATCTCCGGTTTTTTTAACGACGTGTACTGTCATAATTGATACTCCGTATATTTAGTGTCTAACCTCTCTTTTTCCTTTTAGATTCATCTACCTAAAAAAATTATTAAATTTAGATTGATCAAATGTGCCATTCCTTTCTCCAGTAATTATTGCCCGCTATTAGGCAAGGTGAAAGATATCAGATTGATATCACCAATGTCAAGCATGATGATATCAGATTGATATCTAGCATTAGCCAATGCACTTTAAGGTTTAATTTGAATGACGTTTAGGAAAACCCGCCATGTAGGCGGGGTATTTTACAGCGCCAGCGATAACTGATCGTCGCCGTGGTGACTTCGTGGAAAAGCTTCTTGTGGCACCATCGCGCCGGGGGCGGGCTGGGTCTGGTTTAGTGATCCGTCTATTTCCGTCATGCTGGTGAAACAGTACCTGCACAACATATTTTGACACTGGTGATAGCTGCGCCGTACAAGCAAACTCAGCTCAACGCTGGTTCTGTTTTTTGCTACTGCACGGCAGCGAGGACAGCGCATTGCCATACGCGAGCCTTCTTTCAGGACTGGTTAATATCAACGCAAGTATAACGCTTAAGTCGTTGAATCGTCACTCTCCGCTGTCCAGTCGTCGATTTTTACTTCCAGTTCCAGCGACGTGGTAAACCCGCTGCTGCCAACGTCATGAACGCAACGCGTTATCGTCCAGCTTCCACTGTCGATAGTAGACTTAAAACCGTACACGCTGGCGGGCTGTTCCAGGTACAAATCTGCGCGGCCACGCGCCAGGGTGATGCTGAACGTAGCCGCCCCGCGCTGCAACTCTCGTCACTTAGCCGCGGCTGCACGCTTCGCCGCCTTTTCCGTTTTGAAGGTTTTGCGAATCACAAAAACGTTACCATCTGCCCCGGCCAGATAATCCTCTTCTTTCTTGCTTGATGCAGGTTCTTTCTTTTTGGCCTGGGTGGTTCGGTGCCTGCGGGTGGTTTTCTTCACGGTGGTGGATGGCTTCTTACCAAAGTTGAGATCAAGCCAGTATGCCGTTACGCCCGCGTACGCATCCCTGTCGGCCACGTTAAACCGGTGCTTATCTCCGCTTGAGCGCACTATCTCGAGCACCGGCAGCGGCTTGCCGCTTTGCGTCACACCCTTGCCTGGCGTGATAAACAGCAGCATACCGTTTTTAATGGTCGCCACCGCGCCCAGCATTTCGGCCATGCGCGTTAAGAAGCTGATATCTGATTCACTCGTCTAATCGGCGTGGTCAATCTCAATCTTCGCCAGTTCTACGCTGACACCCGCGCAAATCGTAGCGGCTGGCAATGCTGGCGACCACATCCCCCACGGTAATATCGTGCCAGCTATATTCCCTTTTCACGTTGAACGTATCATGAAAATCCGCGCTTCTGGCGCTGATCGTCAGGTGGTCAGGTGGTCAGGTGGTCAGGTGGTCAGGTGGTCAGGTGGTCAGGTGGTCAGGTGGTCAGGTGGTCAGGTGGTCAGGTGGGCCAGCGTGGCCGATTTCGTCAACCGTATACACCCCTTTAAAGACCAGCGGATCATTATCCCAGCCCAGCGCCACCGATATCTTTGAGCCGCGCGATGGTAAAGCTACCTGTCCGTGTGCATCATCCAGCGTCAGATCCAGCGTATCCGCCTCAAAGCTCCGGTTATCGGTCAGCGAAAGGGAAATCAGCCGGTTATCCAGCGCCGTAAGTTGCTTACCTTCAATTTCAATACTGAACGCCGGGCGTGGCGAATATTGGTTTTCTGTCGTGTCTATATCAACCCCTTCATCATAATGGGGTACATCGTCGCCACGCGCGCGCATGAACAACGCCCCGTCATTGTTGCAGGTTGCTGACAACCCTTATACATCGCATCGGACTGCCAATGCCGCAATGATATTCGCAGTCATTAAAGTGGCGAGGCAAATACATGGCCACTAACTACCATCACGATGTAACCGCCACGGAAACCACCGACCTTAGCACGATGATCACCGACATTGATTCGGCGGTGATCGGCGTTGTCTGCACCGCTGATGATGCGGACGAAACAGCGTTCCCGCTGGATACCCCTGTACTGATCACCCCCGTGGCTAACATGCTGGGCAAAGCAGGCAAAACCGGCACCCTGTATACCACCCTGAAAGCGATTTCAGACCAGACCAGCCCGCAAACCATTGTGATTCGCGTTGCTGGTGCTGCAAATATCGAACCGCCTGAAGGCGGCACCGCACAGACACAGGATCAACTGGTTATTGGCGGCACCGATGCAAACGGGCGCTTTATCGGCATGTACGCGCTGCTGTCTGCCGAAATGCGTGTAGGCGTGCGTCCGCGCGTCTTGGCTGTTCCTGGACTTGATACGGAAGCTGTGGCCGCACAACTCGGCGTCATTGCGGAAAAGCTGCGCGCGTTTGCTTACGTGGCAGCGAACGGCTGCAACACAATCGCCGAAGTGAAGGAATACCGCGAACAGTTCTCCCGGCGTGAAATGATGGTTATCTGGCCTAATTTCATCTGCTACGACACCAACGCCGGGGCAAAGGCCACCGTGCCCGTGGGTGCCCATGCGGTTGGGATGCGCGCCAAAATCGACGCAACGCAGGGTTGGCATAAAACCATTTCCAACGTGCCCGTTAATAACGTGCTGGGGATGGATCGGGATATCTATTTCACGTTGCAGGGCACCGATACCGACGCCGACGAACTAAACGCAGCAGGCGTTACCACGTTGATCAAGCAAGACGGCTACCGCATCTGGGGATCGCGCACCTACGACGCGGAAATGTATATCTTCGAAAGCTATAACCGAACCGCGCAGATCGTTGCGGATACCGTCGTCGAAGCCCATTTCGCCTATGTTGATAAACCGCTTACCCCGTCGCTGGTTAAGAACATTGTGGACGGCATCAATAAGAAGCTGACCTCATACGTGACGGCTGGCAAGCTGCTGGGCGCCCGCTGCTGGTATGACCCGGAACCGAATACCTCGGAAACCCTGCGCAATGGTCAATTGACCATTAAGTACAACTACACCCCTGTTCCACCGCTGGAAAATCTCAGCCTGGTACAGGAGTTTACCGACGAATATTTCGCTACGTTTTCCAGCACAGTGAATAACTAACCGGGGGCGCTTATGGCACTGCCTAAGAAACTCAAATATTTCAATATGTTCTTTGACGGGGATAACTACTTCGGCATGGTGCCGGAAATCACCCCCGCCAAACTCACAAAAAAACCGAAGATTACTAGGCGAGCGGTATGCCGGGTTCGGTTGCGGTGGATCTAGGCTTCGACGCTGGCGCCCTGGATATGGATAACACGCTGGGCGGTCTGGATGCCGGATTGCTGAAAAAATGGGGCGTTACCACTGCTGACGGGATGCAAACACGTTTTGCTGGCTCCTATCAGGACGATGCAACCGGCGACGCTGTACCGTGCGAAATCCAAACGCGCGGCCGCTTCACTGAACTGGATCCCGGTTCGGCAAAAGTCGTGGATGACACTTCGCATAAGTACACCCTGAAAACACCTATTACAAGCTGATCATCAACATACTGACGTGTTGCCAGCACTTCCGAACGGTCAATTTTCAGCGTCACCGCTGCGGTGCTGCTAACAATCAGGATCATGCGCACGACCTGCACGCGCCCGCTTCCCTACTGTAGCTGCGGCTTATAGGTTTCCGCACAGTTGGCAACGGCAATCATATCGCCATCTTTATAAAACAGACCAATTTCACGGATCCACCACCCGCCCACGTCTTCTAGGATCACCTGTTCGGCAATAATCTGGTTGGCGTTGTTCGGGTCAATGCTCAGAGTAATGAGCGATGCGCGGCGCTGCTCATGAACCAGCGCCGTTTGTGCCGGATTCGGTGTTGGAAGCACGCCGTTATTTCGCCGCAACTACTACATTAACGGCAGTCATGCGGGGGTGATCGTCTACCTCACTGACCCGGTAGCGAATAATAACGATGTGGAAAAGCTTAAAAAGTCGCTGAAAGACGCACGCGGCAACGGTGCTTTTAAAAACCTGTTCGTTTACGCGGCGGGCGGGAAAAAAAACGGCCTGCAAACTATGCTGTTCAGCCAGGTGGCTGTAAAGGATCAATTTACCGGCATCAAAGACGCCACCCGCGACGACCTGTTAGCCGCGCGCCGCGTGCCGCCTGTTCTGATGGGGGGTAATGCCGAATAACTCCGGTGGCTTCGACGACGCAGAGAAAGCGGCGAAGGTGTTTTCCATCAACGAACTGGTCCCGATACAAGAAAGCCTGAAAGAGTTAAACGACTGGCTGGGGATCGACGTGGTGCGCTTCAACCCTTACGCACTGTTGCAGGCAGCGATCTGACGCCAGCCCGGACACACCCACCACCGCCGTGGAACGGCCAGCACGGCCATAAATGACCACACCGCACATAAGCCCCTCAGCAGCACGCTAGCAGGGGCTTTTCTTTTGCCTCAAACCACCACAACGAACTGAAAACGATGCAGCAGCGAGACGCAGTGGCGCGAAAATCGGCGCAGATAATACCGACCCTATTCCCCCCCTCAGCGCGCGCTCATTCTCCCGCCTCGCCCGCACGCAAAACCCCCGCTTTTTTTATGCAATTGTGCAGACCACTGGAAGGCCCGCCCCGCCTGTTCTGGCTTGATAAAATCCCCCCTAAACAATTTGTGCATATCCGCAAGATATTGCGCAATGATTGTAAGGAGTCTCTCATCTCAGTTTTTTAAGATACATTGCTGTTATCAGGGTTCTCCGTTCTGCTACCTTTAATCAATTGCTCCATCTCTCTTTCTTGTCTTTGATTGAATAATTGACATGTCTCCTCTGATAAAAAATAGAGATTGCAAATGTCATTTGGCATCGCAACGATGTTAACGGTGGCATTTAACATTGAATAAAGAAAAGGATTATCATCCTCAAATTTATATCGTTCTTTAACAAAATCAATATTTCCTTCAAAAATCTTTTCAATATTAACCGTTAGGACTTCTTCTGATTTCTTCAATTCAAAATTACCCAATAAATCCAAGTAATACAAACCAGAGCCATTCAAATTCAAATGACCTTCTTTATCATTAATTTTTAAACCTTTAGAGTGTCTAAAAGTATTCACTCTATCTTCAACCTTATATTCTATCGTGATTAATTTTTCAGTTGGTAATTCTTGAGGATCCTCAATGTTGATAATATTTGCAACGTCTACATTGATGCTATGTAGTACACTACGAATCCATTCATATATCAACCACTGACTATGGTTGTGAATGTTCATTCCATAAGAAACCCCATCTATTGGAGGGATAACCTCCCTTTTATTGACCAAGAAATATACTTCAATTCCTCTGACTTCAATTTCTAAAGGGATTGCATCCAATGACAGAATTAGTTCGAAGTAGTTCTCCACAGAAAGTTTAATTTCCTTACTATATTTATCAACTAACGAAGATTCTAATTCCGATTCGATAACGTTGCGCAACACTAGTGAATTTATAGAGGAAATAATTGATTCCAATTTAGTCACAATTTGTGCTTTATTATTCCCCTCAGATATTTCTTTATCAGTAATAAGCTTAAATAAATTGGCGAATGAATCTCCGTTCAAGTAGGTTACAATCGAACTTAGTTCATGCGTTAATATTGAAGTTATCTCTCGAAACTGAAATACATCCCTAACAAATAAAAGATTAAACCGGTTATTATTAAAGGAACTTTGCGTAAGCATGAATGCTATCATCTTATAAGTATCGTTCGAAACCGATGTCCACGTGGCCTCTCCATCCGGAATTTCTCTTATTTTAGTTTCTGCACCGAATACTGAAAATTCTTGGGGGATCGAAAATAACACATCATAAAGTTCTTTTTTATAATACAATTCTTGCAGAAACTTAGCATTTACCCAAGACTTTAATAACAAAATTAAATCTTTAAGCTCCTCTTTGTATTCATCCCCTTTTTTTCCTACATGTTCTATCCTCATAATTAATAACGTTATAACTTCAAATAAGCAGCGTAACATTTTACGTTGCATTTCATTTAAGGAGTCATATTCAGTTTCATTACTAAGATCTAGATATTGCAAATTACTTGTCACAAAATCAGAATCAACTTTGAATGCAGCGTAATTCTTATAAACTAAGTTTCGCAAAACTGTTGATGTATACAAGTCTAAAAAAACATAATTTGACTCTTCCGCACGATACCTTACCCTGTGATCGAACTGTCTAAATATTCTTTTATAAAAATCGACAAAATTATTTTTACTATAAATACACCTTGCTAAATCTATTAACGACCTCATTATATTTGCTGCTTTTTCAAAGTTGTTCTGATTAATGGATTCAGATATCATTTTTTCAAAGAACTTTGCAAGCAAGGATGTTTTAACTAAATCTTTGTTATTTGACGATGTTATTGACAAATCAATATTTTTCAATGTGTACAAGTAGTTTTCATTTGAGGTTAACTCATGAAAAATACGCACTCCAAAATCTAATGACCACTCATCACCATTCAGCAAACTGTTCCTAACGTTTTCCACCAGTGCTTCTTCAAATTGGTTAAACTCATTATAAACATAAGGAACAGAACTATAAGTAAGCCCGCTTCTCAATAAGGATTCAATTTCTGAAATGTGTTCCTCTGTTAAATCAGATTCAACAGCAGGAATTATTTTTATCGATGAGTTTGATATAGGTGATAAAAATGACAAAGAGAAAAATAAGGTGGGGTTATTTTCCAGATTAAATTCGTTTATTTTTATTGTAAGTTGGTTAAACACATCAGGACTATACCCTGAAATAACTATATCAGTGTCGTCAGGGAAAATACTTATCGTTATCGAGTCATCATTCCAGTAAAAAGCACTTTGATCATTACTGTAAAAATCACCTTCAGAGACTACTTGAGAAAATTCATTAGTAAGTTCCTGACGCTGATTATTGACCTCGCTATATTTTAGCCGTGTTGTCCGTATCGAATCTAACAAAACCCCATTAATAACCCCTGGCTCTTCTGTTAAATGGTAAAGCCTATAATACATTACACCATATTTAATAATAAAAAATAATGAAAAGAAAGACGAAATAAAATAACCAATTAAACCACTTCCAATAAGAAGCAAGAAAATACCACATAGAAGACTGCATACAGACTGAACGCTAAAGCCTAAGAAATCATATTCCCTTAGCAATAAAACTTTCGACAGAGGTTCAAAACCATGCTCAGATGTCTTAGAAACCTGATCAACAAACATTCCCATGAAGGTTATAGACAAAGCCGCTATAGTGCCATGTATGCCTAAAAAACTTCCCCATACGCCTGCAATCCAATTGAGATAGGGATTATTATAAAAAGACGGACTAATTAATAAGTATTTATAGGGTTCGATACAATAACGTGATAAATACATCCCAACAAGGATTAAAATTGAAATCACCGAATAAAAAGCTATAGTTTTCCTTACGTTATTATAGATAACAATTCCTTTTGGCTTGCCATTTATTTCTATTTTCCTAATACTCATAACCTATCCCAATTTGTGGTAAGCAGCAACTCACATAACGAGGCATCTTGTTTCGCCCTATCCATTTTCATACAAGGCCTTTTTCAACCTTTCTAGTATTCTATCTCTATCTAAAATGTTCGCCATCTTTTGTTTGGATGGTTCATTGAAACTTGTATCTGACCGATTTTTGAGCGTCAGATGCCCATCTTTGACTGCGAAGATGAGATCACCATAACCAATGTGCGCACCCGCAATTATTGATTTTATCATTCCTACACTGGCATCAACTCCACGCAGTGTAAGTAGCTCTTTAACCAAGAGCTCTTTCACTGATAGCCCGGCACCCTCTTCCTATTCTGGTGGCCGTTTTTTACGCTTACGCCGCACATTGTCACTTAGCCGCTGCGCCAGTTCTCGCTTTTCCTGCCTTGAAAGATCATCAAAATTCACCGTCACGCCCACTTCGTGATCGTGATCGGCATGTTTAAAACCGTCAGCACCTGTCGCAGGTTCCCCCGTACAGTTATTGACATAACTCCGAGGGGCGGCGCTGCCGCCTGAAAAACCAACGTCAACAGCCACACCGCCAGCGCCCTGCCGCTTCGACACGATTTTATATTGAGTGGTGCGAGTGAAGATCAAAGAGTCGTTGCCCGTACTGGCGAACTGGTCACGCCGCTTACTGGTGGCTATGCGATCGTTATTCGAAACGATGAGAAAATTATCCCGGCTCAGGTTGTGGCTCGCGAGGTTAAGGAGCGCGTTACCACGTTCGAGCATCTTCGCGGCGAAAAAATTAAGCAAGTCGAGCGCCGGCATATTGCCGCGCAGGTAAAGGTCGAGCTCTGTAAAAAGGCGTTCGTTAAGTCCTCGCTCATCTTGGCGCTCTATAACTCCGACGAGAATCTCTTGGTGATCAACACCACCAATAAAAATATTGCGGCGCTGGCTTGCGGCCTGCTGGTTAAGGTAGTCGGTTCCATTGAGACGAAGACTATCCACATTAGCGACATCAAACACGGCTTAACAACTCGCCTACAGAATCACCTGGACGGGAATGGTAACGGCGACGCCTTTGATGGCTTTACCGTTGGGGATTACATCCAGCTGTCGCGACGCGCAGAGCAGAAGAAAACCATCCGTTATTCTGCTGAGCACAATTCTGTCGCGGCCGAGGTAGTCGAGAGCTTTAATAGCAGCTTCACGGTAGACCAGACGGAGCTAGTCGGCGCAGGCGTGCACTTCCTGATGACGGAGAATTTCCACTTCCGCCGTATCAATACGCAGGATCACACCTTCACTCCTGAAGATGACCGGGCTTATCAATGGCGTCACCAGACCAGCGGCGCTCTTTTCCAGTTCAGCAAAGCGGTAAACGGCCTGCGCGAACTCATCTCGTATAAAGATCCGCAAGACCAAAAACCAGCAGCGTAAAAAACTCAGCAGCAACTACCCCATCTCAATGGGTTGGGTTGCTGCAACCAAAATTCAGGCGCGGTGCAGCGTGTAATATGGAGAACTATCATTCATGAGCTTTATTCAGCCAGCATCCGGTAAGCACTTCGATTACCTCAACGCCTCCACTGACGACGTGGTGATCGAGGATATCGCAACCGCTCTTTCAAATATCTGCCGCTTTGCTGGCCACCTGCCGGAGTTCTACAGCGTGGCGCAGCACTCCGTTCTGTGTAGCCAGATCGTTCAGCCTGAATTCGCCTTTGAAGCGCTGCTGCAAGATGCAGCGAAGCGTATTGTCTGGACATGCCCGCGCCGCTGAAAGCGCTACTGCCAGATTACCGCCGCATTGAGACGATGATTGATGATTTAATCCGCTCGGCTTTCGGCCTGCCGTTTCACCATTCGGATGTAGTGAAGTATGGCGACCTCATTATGCTGGCGACCGAACGCCGTGATCTGGAGATCGACGATGGTAACCGTTGGCCGATTCTGGATGGCGTGCCAGCGTCGGACCTTATTCAGATCATCCCGCTCCGCCCGGGTCAGGCGTACGGCCTGTTCATGAACTGCTTTAACGAACTGCTGGGGACCCGCTAATGAAAGAGCAACTGGCTAACATGACCATCATCGAGCTGGTCACAAAGTCCCATAAAGCCACCAGCAATCAGCTGTCCGATGAAATGCCAGTACTCGTTACGGAGCTGGCCTCCCGGCTTGAGGCACTCAACCTAGCCTATATCGGCGCAATGAACAACCTGCGCAGCGTCAACAGCACTATCGAAAGGATGGGTGGAGATAGCCTACCTTTGCTGCGCCCGGCAGGGAGACGTGCTGGACGTAAAGAAAAGCCAGTCGCTGGATGGTGGGGTACTTATCCAGCAGGGTAAGACATCCGTTACTCAGATCAAGGCGTGGTCACCTCGGTTAGAAGCGGCGTTCGCCCTGGCTGAGAAGCTGCCATTACAGCCAGGAATGAGCAGCATCTATGTCATCCACCAGCCAAGCGGATCTCGCTATACCCGTGACGCCTTTAATGCACAGTGGATGAAGGCCAAAAAAGCGGCCGCCAACAAATACCCTGAGCTCGATTTTAATTTCACCTTCCACGATTTGAAGGCGAAAGGGATCTCAGATCTGGAAGGCACGTTGCAGGAGAAGCAGCAAATTTCAGGCCATAAAAACGCGTCGCAGACAGCCAGATATGACCGCAAAATTCCTATCGTACCGGTGGTAGGGGGGCAGTAA